TATCACGTCTCCTACTTGACGAATATGGCAATCGGTGGTAAGATGACTGCTGAAGATGCCTATCAAGAGATTAGAAAACTCTATAAGGCAATGAAGGAATCACACAAATCACTTAAAGGTTCTTGGTTCTGATGGAAGATTCATTTAAGATTGTTGAAAATGCTGATGGCACATTTTCGATGGAATGGGACAGGCAAGACCCAAAATGGTCTTGGTTGAATAATCTCACTAGTAAAGAGATACAAGTGATTGTAGAGCAAGCAATCAAAGACAATCTTGAAGATAAATAATAATGCTTTTGTTTGTGGTTATTCAGAAGCAAGAGATTGGAGCAGAAATGCTCCTTTTCTCATATAAATAGTATTACCACAAACAAAAAGCAGATGAAAGAATTTTTAGAAGGTCTCAAAACCTTTGATCCTGGCGTGCCCGATCCTAGTGAGTTTATTTGTGTTTTTCCTCCTCACAACAAGGGCATAAAACTAACAGAAGATGTAAAAGAAAGGATAAGTATAGGTAGAAAAGGTATTCCTTCATATCGTCCTGGATATAGTCACTCTAAAGAAACAAGAGAAAAAATTAGAGAGACAAATATGGGTAAAAAACACACTAAAGAAACTTGTAAAAAAAATGTCCAAAAGTAGAATAGGGCATCTAACAAGTAAAGAGACTAGGAAGAAAATTGCCAATGCTTTATGTAAAGATACATATTTACTAAAACATATTTCTGGTAAAGAGGTTGTAGTTAATAATTTTACACAGTTTTGTAAGGATAATAATCTACATTACAGCAGAATGATGGATAGAATAACTGGAAAAGTTAAAAAACCTTACAAAGGATGGACTGGACAGGTTATGAAATCTGTGCTATGATAGATTCAAGCAATCAAAGAGGAACTTCAATGTCATGACTGACTACAAAAAATACTCACTTGGACAAGTTGAGAACTTTCTATATGATGCGATGAGTACAGAAGCAACGCCACAAGAAATCTATGATGTGATTAAAGGTGTTGTTCAGGACAACTATTATACCTATAAAGCACAGACACAAAAAGCAAACGAACTTCTTGCACTGTTGAATGGTAATGGTAAGGGACATATTGGGGCATATGATGATATTGTTGGTAAAGATAGTCTTTTAAGAAAAGATCGCAATAGTAATTTTCCAAATGAACAAAAAGATCATTCGGAACATTATTATGATTATGATCGTAATCAACCAGTAAAAAAAATCTGCGATGAAAATGATTCCTCATCTGAATATAAAGGTGCCTGGAATGATTTCTGGGAAAAACATCAGCAGTACACAGAAGAAGAACTGAATGCAATGTGTGATGCTACAACTTCAGCAAAAAAAGGTAAAGAAAATAAATGGGTTCTTCCTGTTGAAGCTGATGGCCCAAGTGGCGAATACTTTGTTACCTTCCCTAATGATTTGCTTGAAGCAGAAGATTTAAAAGAAGGTGATCAAGTTTATTGGATTGATCGGGGTGATGGGTCTTTTTTCTTAGAAAAAGTTAATAGAGTAAAAGAAACTCCAGTTGATGAAAATGACTGGAATAAAGATTACGAAGTTTAATGAATAGTGATAAATTAATTCATCCAAAATATCCAGTTCTTAGTTGGTTGAGAATTATTGGTAATATATTTTTTATTATTGGATATGCAGTAATTTTATTTAATAGCGTTCAAATTGGAATCTATTGTCGTTTATTTGGAAATCTTGTTTCTTTTCCATACTTTTATAGAGTGAAGATGTGGGATATGATGACAATTCGTACATTTTTTGCCATTATAGAATTAACAAAACTTATTCAAATTTTATTTTTTGGAGCACATTGATGGCACTATCTAAATCTGTTGAAGACAGTTTGAAGGAAGCAGAAGCATCTCTGCGTAATGCATTAGCGTATGCTGCCCGCCAAGAACGACCGATGGTTTGTAGTGTCATTTCAGATCTTATTCATCGTATTGAGTCACTACAAAGCACCGATGCACTCTTAGATAAACTTGAAAATCGTAAACCAGGAGATGCTGGTTTCTTTGGCACAATGTTTGGAGAGTAACACAATGAATGAAGAAAATCCAGTAGTAAGTTCGGAAGAACTACAAAAACCAAATAATCTTGGTAAATCTCTACAAGAATGGTGGAATTCTGATGCTTATAAAGAAATGCAGAAGGCACATCAAGAAAGTCTAGAAAAAGCAGTAGGAAAGTATTTTATGCTTTCTGAGTCTGATAAACTTGATATGGTTCAGGCAATCTGCTATATTATGTGTAAGGCAGAAAGTGAAGGAACCAGTCATCGTGGTCTTATGAATGAACTGGGAATCTATCCTTCTGGTTTCTGGATTGATCATCTGATGGATGTTCACAATTCTCTTTGGTCTTATTATCACGATAAAAAAATTGAACAAGAACTTGAACAAGATGTAAATAAATTAAAGGCTTTCTTGGAGAATAAAAATGAAACGCCTAATGAGTCGGGAGATGCTACGGGAACTCATTGATCTCGTAGAACCACAAAAAGAAGAACATTCAGAACTCTATAAGTATCTAACAATTACTTGGACTGCCTGCCACTATAACTCAACATTATATGCATGTAATGTTAGTGGTGCAATTTGTTTGCAAAGGCACCTTTCGGAGTTTGAACCTGATATTATGAGATTTTATGAATCTGAAATGAATAAGATACAAGATGTTAAGCAATCCCAAAGAGAACATTAAGTTTCTACATAATAATGAATGTAAGTGTTAGAATCAACACAATCATACTTGAGGACTATGACTCTTTCTAAAACCAGCACAGAAAAACTGACAACAGAAGAATGGGATGAACTTGTTGCTCTAAAAGAAGCAATTAATGACAATCCTGCCAATGTTCATCCTAATAAAATGGAAAAATTCACCGAATTGCTTGTAAGGTCTTGGGAAGGTAAATGTGATCCTCCTGAACCAAAAAATTGGAGAGGTAGTGCTTTAAGTGAATGAAAAATAAATAATTTATCATAAAAATACAATGCAATGAATAATATCGATCAACACATTCAGAGAGACGAAGATCTTTTAAATGATCCTATGATCTCTGCACAAGCATGGAGACATACCGAAGAGGAGTTAAAAGCACTCAAATCATATAAAGAAAATCATCCAGAAGATTCGCACGATCCTACTCCACTAGAACTTTATTGTGATACTCATCCTGATGCACCAGAATGTAGAGTATATGAAGATTGAGGACAGTTGACAAACTGGCACACAGGGGGTTCTCAGGGCACTGGGGACCCTTTATAATATGGAGGTAATCAACAAAAGCCCCCAATGGCAACCCGCTCCCGCATCGGTCTTGAACTCGCTGACGGTTCTATTTTGTCGGCATATCATCATTATGATGGTTATCCCGAATGGTTGGGTCGTATCCTGAATACTCACTACAATAGCAAAGAACTTGCCGCTGAACTGATTGATGGTGGCGATATGTCCTGCTGCTGGACTGATGACCGCTGGGATAATAGTGCTGACGGTTCTTATGGACCCAATTATTCTTATGGACCTAATTATTATTCCTATCGTGGTGAGAATTGCCCTCCTCGCCTTGATGCTGACCTGTGTGAGTATCTTCTTCCTGATAATAGTGAAGAGTATGCTTATGTCTTCCGTAATGGTGAATGGGTGTGCTATAATATGAATCAGTTTGATGATAGTAAACTGCCTGAAATTGTTGAAATTCCCACTGGAGCATTAATGGTATGATTCGCATAAAGTATTACTATAAAGAATATCCGAATACTACTCTTTCGGTGTTTCTTAAAAATGAAGAACAGGTAGAAGCTTTTAAAGCAAAACACCCCGATTATGTTTATATTGATGAATAAGTAATGTTTAACTTTATTTTTGGTGTAATTTTTGGTATTATTGCTGCAACTGTTGGTTTCACTCCGATTGCTAATGTCTTAAATCAAGGTATGACAAGTTTACAAAAAACTACCATAGAAGCAGCAAAACCACAACTTCCACCGCCACAAAACTAACTGGCACACTACTCACCCACAAAGCGGGTTTTCTGTTATAATAATCAGGTATCTGAGGGTTTCTTATGGATCTGTCTGAACTGATTGACGAACTGCGGGAAATTGCAATCTATGAGTCTGATCCCCAAGATTGGATGGGTTATATGGAAACTGATGACTTCTTGGTGCCAGATTCGGAACTGGCATACTGACTTTCTGAGCGGTGCCTAGGTGCCGCTACAATAAGCACATACACAATCAACCAATGACCGCTAACCACTTGGAGAACTGGCACAGTGGGTGCTTCAATGCACCCCAGATGCCTTATAATAACAAAGTAATCAAAACACCCCCAATGAACGACACCATCAACGAACTGACCATCACCAAGTCTCTGCGTCTTCTGTGCGATGGTTTTAAGAGTGAGTTTGCTACATCTGTCTTTGCAAATGAGCGAACGACTGAACTCTTTGCCGAACTTGCAAGTGAGTTTGTAAATGCTAACATTCCTGTGATTGATGAAGATAATCAAATGGAACTTGCGATGATGCTGCTAGAGTCTTTGAAGATTACTGTTTATTAATCATCATAAAAATGAAAAAACTACTCATTCTGATTCCTTTAATGTTGTGTTCTGCACCTGTTATTGGAAAAGCACAACAAACAAACATCTATCAGGTTTGTCGAACTTATCATGAAAACTATGCACCTGGATATTATGATCAGTACGGTAACTATGTGCAAGGTGGTGTGAATACGCAAGCATACAATACAAACTGCAAGAACCAAACATACTATCATTCCAACAATGGTGGTTCTTATTATGCCACTCCAGTGATGCAACCAGTTGCACAACCAACTTGTTCGGCAGCACCATTAGGATCAATTTTAGGTGGACTTGGTGCATATGCAGTAACAAAAAGTGTACCAGATCGTTGGTGGAGCATTCCACTTGGTGTTGTTACTGGTGGTATAGTTGGTAGTGCAGTCTGCAACTAAAATGATGGTGTTTTTACTCTTTTGGTTTTTTTTATCCATTTTTATTGGTATTATCACTGGTCACCTGATTGAAACTCCCGATGAATACGACTGACAAACTCATTTTTATTTCCTCATTTTTTATCTTTATGAACTGGGGAGTTAGAGTCACTCAAACAGTGATTAATCTGATCTACTAATCTAAGATGCCGATTCTCATTAAACAGTTTTACAATCGCTGGTATTTGTACTGGGCAGATAATGGGCAAAAAATCGCATCATTTGCCACACAGTTTGAGGCTTACTCTGCCCGAAGATTTATGATAGAATATGGCAAGAAAGAAAAACTCTACTGATATTTGATTGATGAAAACTTTATTAATTGTGGCATTACTTCTATTGGGAAAAACCACATTTGCACAAACTACATTTCTTACATCTAAAGAATCCAAAATCTACAAACCATTTCGATATGAAACTCCCTGTCATCTAGAAAGTAAAGGTCAAATCTTTGAAGATACTTGTGTGGTAATTGAAACCCGCGAAACTGGTGGAGGTCTTCGCACTCGTAATATTTTTTCAAATTTGTTTAAACTAATCATCAAAGGGCGATTTGATAAAACTGCTGGATATATGACTTGGGACAACTACAATCAATACGAATACAAGTGGGATTATGTGGCATCTAGAGATGGTTGGACATATGTAATGCCTGGTGTAACTTTAAAAGACGTTTCTTGGGATTAAACAAATGACTGATATACAAGTAAATCTGAATGTACACGAAATTGGAGTGATTCTATCTGCACTGCAACTTGTAAATTTGCCCGAAGAGCAAATCATCGCAAGAGAATATGGAAGTGTTTCGGCACTTTACAATAAATTTTATACGGTATTTGAACAAATGGATCGATCCAGTATATTATTGAAAAATGATGTGACTCCTTCATTCTGATGTATGAATGAATCGAATGTGCCACTCATCAAACTGGCACGGCACACTCGTGATGAGGAGATTCTTCTTGTATAATACAGAGGTAATCAAGGAAATCACCGATGATCACCGATACCATCACAGATGCACAACTGCGCCGCACAATTCAAAAAACAATTGAGCAGGAAATGTCTCTGCGCCTGCTGAAGCGCATTGTTTATGAGGTGCGCTGTGAAGAACTGGGCATATGCCCTGACGGTTGGAAACTCTATCCTGAGGACTGATTTATGAAACTGTACCATTTGATTCTTGTTGGAATTGCTTTTATTCTTGGATGGAATGTTTTTTTGATTCACCGTGATTCTGAGATGTTCAGGGCATATGATGCCTGTGCATCATACACTTTTCATCCCGACTGTCCTCATCACAAATGAACAACGAAAACATTCAACAGTCTATGACCGCATTTCAAGACTTTATGAAACATGCCGAGCTCGAACAGTTCAGTCATAGTGCCTGGACTGTTGCAAAACAATATGCCGATCAGTATTATGAACAAAAAGCGGCAGAACTTGAGATTACGGTCGACTATTATATTCAGGAGTTTGTTTGACTTATGATTCGCACAATACCAGTTGACAAATAAAAATAATCATACTAAAATCAAAAAGTAACTTACACATACCGATGAAATCTCTTTACATTGTTGACTATTGGGTTCCGTTTCCATCTTCTGAATATGGTGGCGTGATCTCTCTGATTGCCGAAAATGATACAGAAGCATTCAAACTCTTAGCGGAAGAAAATGGTTTTGATGATCGCTATCAAAATCTGATTATGCCAAATATCGTCAAGGCACAGAAGTTTGCACTGGTTGATGAGTATAAATCTGGTATTATCGATGCATTTACGACATGAAAGAAAACACAGAACAACGGCAACAATCAAACGGAGAAGTTCTATCTCTCTTCTCTTCTCCAGTTTTTGTGACATCATTTGAAAAAAACTTTTCGAATACTTCAGAAGTAATTGATCAGATTGTTTATTTTCTAAAAAAACAAGAAACCACAAGCAGTTCGACAATTCATATGCGTAAGGGAGATCAACTGCATCTTCTGGACGAAATGTCAGACTTTTGTAAAGGTATTCTTGAACTGGGAGAAAGCATTTGTCAGTTCAATCAACTGGTTTATGATGAACTCTATATTACCAGTATGTGGGCAAATTTTTCGACGTCCGAAACCTATAGTCATGTACAACACATTCATCCCAACTCCTATTTGAGTGGTATTATTCATCTGAAAGGACCAGAAAACTGTGCTGGTACGACATTCATTGATCCGCGATCTGTTACACAGGTTTTAGAACCAGACTATAAAGAATCGACTGTATTCAATATGAGTCGTTATACGGTTCCTTTTCAATCTGGAAATGTTTTGATTTTTCCTTCCTGGTTGCCACACTGTGTGTATCAGTCTGAAATGCCATTTAAGAATGATGATGTTCGGATTACACTCAGTTTCAATCTGATGTTCAGAGGAAAAATTTCAAAAACATCTGCTCCATTGGAACTAAAATAATGTCTGAACAACTTTATCGTATTGAAGAACTGTCGACCAATGGTTGGGAACTGACAGAATCAACGGATGTTCAACTTTCCAAAGAACAGGCAAAACAACGTCTTGAATTTCTAATCTCTGAAGGATACAATCCAAATCGCCTTCGTGCCGTTCCCGATCATGCATTCTGAGTTTTCTCACTGCTGATCACAGGGAATTTCACTGGAAAATGCATTTGTATGAAAACATCTTTTGCTCAGGGTATCATCGTTCAATACAAAGATTGGGTGGGTGAAGTTCGATTTGTTTGTGATGAATATATCTCTGTTTGTATTGATATCAGAGATAATCGTATGAATGATGTCTGTGTTCTTGTGTATCGAAATGACTGGAATCAAGTTAAACTTCAGGAATGCAAAGAAATCGAAACAATTTCGATTTTTAACTGAAGTACCACCAGTAACCTTTCCAACTATAACGTCTTGGATTTTTTAGACTCTTTAGAATTCCTTGTTTATCGGTTCCTTTCAGTCCACGAACAGCGGCATTAATACTTTCAAACTGAACTTCAATTTGTTCGGTTTTTTTATTGACACCAAATACTGCTTTTTTCTTTTTCTTGTTTTCTAGTAACTGCCATCTGTGACCATATGCGATTCTATCTGTTCTGGCGGCAAGTAGTATATTAGAGTTGTTTCTGGGATTACCCGTGATTTGTTCTGCAGCCACTCTTGCATTCTCATAGTCTGTACATAGACCAGTCTCTAGATTCTTTCCTCTTATCTTTAATCCAAAGTGTTTACCATTTCCTCTATTTTGTTTATTCCATTGTATGAGATGTGGTGGTGATGAATAAACTCTTGGTTTTTTTTCAATTATTGGAATCTCTTTTACTACAGGAGTAATAGGAGGAGGATTGTATTCGGGTTTATATTTTTCAATCCATTCATTAAGTTTATCATCTAAACTGGTATTATCATATTCGTCCAGTTCTTTCATCATAAAGTTGTGTAGTCCATATTCTCTGAATGCTTTGTGTAGAGGTTTAGAAGACATTCTTTTTGAACGATCTATGTGGTGTGCCCATTCTTTATTCATTGCAAGTGTGGTGTTTCCCACGTACTTGTGTCCGTTTTTCTTATTCAAAATGAGATAGATGGTTCCTCTTTCCATTGTATATGGTATGGTATTATTTTTGTTACATTTTATGTATTGTATGGTATATATGCTTTATTTCATGGTATAATAAATTTTGTATTCTGTAGTGTAAAATACTGTTTTGAGTTAATATTTTATTAAATATATGTGTGTACTATAACATTTTCAATAAGTTTTGTATTATTGAGAATCAAGTGTATGTGGTGTTGAGAATATTTTATGTATTCTTTGAGTTTTTATTACTGTTCGATTCTTATTTATTGAATGTTTATCACTATTTAATCTTATGTGTTGAATATTGATAAATGTCTGATTCTTATGTGTTGAATGCTTATAAATGTCTGATTCTTATGCAAGCTAAGCGAGCGTATCATAAGACGCGGAGTTTGTCAAGTCCACCGCCCGCCGAAATACTTCCAGACCCACACAAGAATCATAAAATCTTGACATTCTT